CGCCTTTTGACCGCCTTTTGACCGCCTTTTGACCGCCTTTTGACCGCCTTTTGACCGCCTTTTGACCGCCTTTTGACCGCCTTTTGACCGCCTTTTGACCGCCTTTTGACCGCCTTTTGACCGCCTTAAGTCAAAAAAAAAAAGGCGCGTATTGAACGCGCCTTCATTTATATGTTACTTGGTGCGAGTATCACCCTCACATCCTGATTTATCGTCGATATGAATATAGAATCTTCACCTATTTCTACCCGTATTTCGTCGAAGTCACGGAATGACTTTACGATTCCCAACATATTATCGACCACGACTCGAGTTTTCTTCATCCAACCGAGTTCATCTATCTTGGCCGACGCACCATCATAGTCGAGTGCGCGATCCTCTAACCATTCTACACTTACCGCCACTTCTTCGAGTTCTGTGTCGATCCACAGATTGGCAACATTCTTTTTCTTTGCGTATAATTTGGCCGTATTCAATACACGGATTAAATCTTTCTTCTTCACCGTCGCTTTATCGAGTTCATCGAGATCGAACATCTTTATAAGTGATGCTATATTTGTTACCGCTGGGTTTTTGAGTTGCGCATATTTATGATATACCCCATCGCAACCACATAATACGATTGTGTCAGGCTCATCTCTCACATCCAAGAACTTGAAAGGAGTCCCCTTATATACGCTCACAGGTGCGGATTTCCATTCTTTCTGAATCTCAATCTCTTGAGTTGGTAAATATACTGGAGCGTCTTCAATGCTCGTGTCAACCCCATATCTCACCATCTTGCACATATACGATTCTATTATGAATGTTTGTGTGTATCCAAGCCGAGGTTTGATAATGATTGGCATATTCGTGTATGTCGATTTTGTCGGAGTGTCTAGGACTGATCCGTTTGGGATTATTCCGACAAATTTTAGTTCTGACGGAAACGAGTATATATCTTCGACGTCATACATGACCAAATTCCATTTGCGAGTTCCGATAGAGATAGTATACTTGCCGCGATTCGGAAACGTCTCCCATGTAACGAGATCATTTCCTTTGAGCCCTGCTATGATTTTGAATATTGGCGGATTTGCACCGAGTGGGCACCACCCTTCTTCGATTATATTTGGTGTGCTATCCTCTCCATATACTTCATAATTGCGATTTTTATCTCCCATTGCGTGGAAATGCAATCGGTTGTCGCGCGCTTCGAGTGCTATATATTGCAACTTTTTTATATCAAATTTCTTGAAAAAAGATTGCAATTCTTTCGTGTAACATGTATATTTCATAACGACTCCTTCCTTCCAAAAGCGATCTCGTCGAGTTCCTCAGTACGCTCGGCGCGATTGCGTTTTATCATACGTTCCCATATTGCCGCAGGATTTAGAATCTCTCTCAATTCATCCGTTGTGAGGTCTTTCTCTTTCTTCGCGTGAGTTCTCGTCGGAACCCGATTAAAACGCCTCTTGTATGCGCATTTATCGCAGGATTTCACCGTCGAGAACATAAATAGATTCCGTATGAATTTCGCACCACATTCCGGGCAAATACATTCACACATCTTGCGTTTCTCTCCGTCAAATATACGATTGATCTGGACTTCGTATTTATTGAAATCTCCCACTTGCATATCACACCTCCTCTTCGAGTCCTATACTCATATATTCGATTGCTTCTTCGGCACGTCGCCCCGCCCACAATAACCATTTCTGATTATCTTTGAGGCGGTTTGCCCAATTCGCACAATACGACACTTCACCTTCGATTGTGGTCTGGATATTACACATCGAACACAACATAGACGCTCCGATTTCGGCAACCAATTCCTCTTTCGAGTAGTCGTCTGGTGTTCGATCTTCAAGATCGACAATGCGATCCAGTCGATTCTTATGTCCTGTTGAATGAACAAGCTCATGGAACAGCGTCGAGTAGTACTCGCTCTTGCTCTTGAAGTCGGATAGATTATGTATGCACACTCTATCATATTTCGGACTATACGAAGGCGGGAATGTGATTCTTGTCTTTTCGACGAGTTCCAATTCAGGATTCATCATCAAATATGTGGCAACGATATTGTCCGCTTTATCATAGTCGGCGTCGATTTCGTCTGGTTCGTGTAGAGACAAACCTTCTATATCCGATTCGTGGAATACGTTATACGCACGAAGATATGGTATATCCTTCGATTGCTCGTCGGTTTTATCGACTTTGAGTATCTTCCAAAATACGCATCGTCTAGCTTTAGCACCCTTTCGGATTCTAAGGTTTGCATTCTGAACTTGATTAAATGTCCAGTATTCCCCCGGGCGTTCGAGTAACAGTTGGTTTAATAGTGAATACGCCTTCCCCGTACTATGCGATTTGGCGATATGGTTGTATGCTGCTTTCCACGGAATTATACCGTTTTCTAGCTGTTTGATTACCGCTTCAATGATTGTCATATATGCAGAACCCATGATCGACCTCCTTATTGCAAATACAGGATTGAATATAAAGCTCTTGCGTGCTTCATTAACGCACAAAGGAGTTCACTTTGATTGTAAGCGTCGCCGCGTTCCTTCTCAAACTGACTCAACACTTCCTCATATCCCTCGCTTAGCTCACCGATTGACTTGATGAATGACATGGTTCCCTCGTCGAACAATATGTGATTCGGATGAAGATATACCGACAGCGTATCTGTTATGATTCGTTTTCTGTATCCGTTCATCTTGGACATTGTTCGAGTTGTCTCACCATCACATTGTGATAGGTTCGGTTTCAATAAAGTGACGATATTGCAAATCGAGAGTACGTGAAAAAGTTTTTGTTCCATGATTAGACCTCCTTCAGAACAAGTGTGTGAACTTCATCACACTTTATGGATAGTTGTGATTCTGTGGACAATATATCCATAGCCAGTGGCAGTATTGATTTGTCATTTCTGATTATATCAACTGCGCATTGCACGAGTCTTGGTTTTATAATACGAAACACAGGTTGTCGTGTCATCGGTATGGTACTGATTTCCCCGATAACATGCGGATATTCGATTATAGTAGTTGCTCCAATACAGAAACCGAAAACGCTATATTGCTTCTTTCGATTGATTGTAAGCGTGCCAAAAGATTTCACTTCCATTTCTACAAGCGGAGCATTCATCCACATCACAAACATATCACCGCATCTTATTTGATTGATAACTCTCACATCACACCAGTTCGATTCCATTGTGATATAAGCGTCAGGATTATTAAACAGGTTTGCGTGCGCTGATATTTGAGTCAGCATACCGTATGAATACGCCCCTTTGACAGGCTTATCTAATTTGTAACCCACGAGTCCAATATCCTTACACACTTTGATTTTGCAAATCATGTTATCTTCACTATCGAGTATCTTATTCTTCTCGATATGACATTTACCGATTGGCGCGTTCGGACTTACCACACCGACTGAATACCCTTTAATTATACTTGCCTCGCATGGATTTTCCATTTCGGATATCCTCGCCTGATTTGGCACATCCACAATATAATTCCCGTCGGAATCCACAAACAGGTGTATATGGATTGCGTCTTTGTATAATTGCATGAAACGAATAATTGTCTGGTCGATTTCTTTCATTATTTGAACTCCTTTAATGTCTCGATTGCACGTATAGTAAGGTTGCGAAGATTCTCATCGTATCGGATGAGTCCCAGAAATTCATTTGACAGATATAGCTGCCATTGCCACGATTCACATCCATTCATCAACATGTGGAAGAATTTATCCCCGAACGCAGGATTGATGCGATTCGCGCGGTGATATACGAGTGTTATCATCCGCTTTGACTGCCATGATAGATTGTTTTCACACATTGGTTTGCTCCTTATATGAAACAAGCCCCGTGATTGGGGCTTGTCTGATTAGTAGATGTAATATGGTCTCGGCGGACAAGGCGGATAAGGCGGGCAATGGCAAGGCGGGCGACCTGAGAGTGTCGCCACGGATGCCGAGGATTCTGCCTTAATAGAAATGTCTTCGAGTGCCATCGCATCTTTCTCAAAGCTGAGAGTTTCCGTTTGTCTCGTTGTCGGAGAAGCAGGGTTATCAACGAACGTGAGTTCGATACCTGTGATCTCCGTTTCGTCTGCGAGTCGGGAAAGTAACTGCTTGAGCTGTTTCGCTTTGATTCCCATAAGTACCTCCAAAACGATTTAATGGCTGCGATATTGCAGCCCTTTGAGATTAACCGTTCTGTTTGTCGTATTCAACAACAAACGCAAGCCATTGTTCCATTGCCGGTTTTGAATCATCTTCATCCTTCTTGATTCCGGAGCAATAGTCCCACGTCAATTTGTCTGGCATACGGCATTCAGATTTGCGACCTGCCTCTTTGAGATAATTCATACAAATGATACGCTGACGGCCTGTTGATTTCGATTGGAAAATGCTCTTGATCTCATTTGGACTGGATTCATTGTCAGCAGCATCTTCGGCCTCCTCTTCCTCGATTTCTTCATCGACTTCTTCAGGTTCTGGTTTCTGTTCTGGTTTCGGTTCTGGTTTCGGTTCTGGTTTCGGTTCTGGTTTCGGTTCGGACTTCTCTTTTTTCTGAGTCGGTGTTTCAACCTTTTCAACCTTCTTGGATTTTTCTGTCTTCAACATTCCCATGAGTTTATCCATATCTTCTGCTGAAATGGTTGGGGTGTCGGATGATGAATTGTTCTCGATTTGCTCTTGCATTTCGAGGATTGTTTCGTACATCTTTTGCATACCCGCCGCGAGTTTCTTGTCGCGCTCTTCAATAGATTTGAACCTATCTTCCAATATCGCGATCAACGCCTTGTTGTGAGTATCGACGATTGTCATACTGTCTTTAACGAGCTGTGCAACATTGTTGATTGAAGTGATAACAGAAGAAAGGACATCAACGATTGTAGCCATAATAACCTCCGATTGAAATATGGCAAATTGGTCTGAATTGACCGTTGTTCAAACCACACGCTTGAACGATAGACATTAAAGCATATGTTAAGGTGTTTGTCAATTCTTTTTTAGTTTATATTGTATATCGCTGAAAGCCTTACAGTACGCTTGTTTGACGCTTGTTTGACGCTTGTTTGACGCTTGTTTGACGCTTGTTTGACGCTTGTTTGACGCTTGTTTGACGCTTGTTTTGCTCGATAAAGGCGCGTATTGAACGCGCCTTTATACCACTTGTTTATCCACGTTTCGCACGTATGTCCAGCAGTTGCTCAAACTTTTCGAGTGGCAATGTGAATCCGTCCCCGAGTCGATTTCGATCTCGTTTGAATCCCATCGCTTCCATTTCGCGAGTTATGTTATATTGCTTCACGTCGCGCCATGAGTCCTTGAGTTGCTTCAAAAGACCTAACATATTCACTATGACGATTCCCGCACCTTCTTCAATCCGATATACACCTTTGTATCCCGATTTCTGCACCATCGAGAACACATCCAAGATTGCATACATCTCTGTCGTGATAACGCGCTTGTTGAAGCATCGGGATTCGTTATATTGCTGATCTTCGATAGAGAGTGTGATTGGCATTTTGTTCAACCATTCCATACGCGCCTGACGCCAGAGTTGGATGAAGTCTATCTTGTTGATTTCAGGCCAATCGGCTCTACCCCATCTGCAATTTATGATCAAATATCGGCGATTACCGCTTGGGTCGATGAATAAATCTTCTTCATTCGTCGTTCCGATTATACTTGTCCGTACTGGATATTGGGTCGGTTCTCTATCATAAGGTCGCCGATATACAACAGATGAGTCGGTGATGAATGATTTTAGGGTATTGATATCCGCTTTTCGGAACTGACTGCCGAGTTCCCCATATTCGTATATCCAGTTGGAATATATCTCCATCATTGAGTCTTTGCTGTTGGTGTTCAGGCTCTTTTGAGTGAATGACCCTGTGCCGCAACTGATTTTCTTAACCAGTTCCGTTTTACCGATATGCTGCTCCCTGCTATACAAGATTAGCATGAAGTTTCGTTGAACGTCGTTCGCACCGCCGTCGTTGTGCAAGAGTGCCACACCTTGCCTGAACCAGAGTTGAAAGAAATGTAAATCCCAGTCGTCCAAGTGTAGTGCCGATTGAAGCTGTGGCCACCTATCCACGCCGTCCCATTTGCCTCCGAGTACTGGTTCCATCACCTTATCTACAATATCGGTTCGCGTTTGTAAGAAGTCGCATATTTCCGTTTTATGTAGGTTGTAGATTGCACCTTCGGTGCTTTTAAGTTCCGCCATTATGCGTAGATATAGAGCGGTATCATCCTTATAGATTTGCCCGCCCATCTTATAGATTTTCCTGCCTGTCCACTTGTCTTCCTTAATGTCGATTTGCAGACGTGCGCATAAAGCATCCAAGAAGTCCAACATATTGTTTGCGACGGTTTCGTCAACGACAGCCGCCTGCTTCTTGATATTGTTTAGCATTGCCCCGATTTGAGAGTTCGTATCAATGGCCGATTGCGACGCGCTTTTCTCTGTCTTCTGCACACACTTTGCCATGATTACTTTCCCTTCATAGTACTTGGCACTCTCCTTAACGAAAATATCTGGATCATAAGAAAATCCTCTTTTTTGAGTATATCTGGCGCATGTCCTGTCGATTACCAAACCATCGTAGTCCTTTTCAAAGTCCCTTATGATTCGGTGCATTATGCGTTCATACATTGTCTTGTCGGAGTATTTGATACCGACACCGACGGCATATCCGTTTCCAGATATTGTTTTGAAAACGCACATAACTCGTTTATCGGTTTTGATTCGTTCTATGAGTTGCTCCAAGTCGGTGTTGATATGTTGCTTGCCATCAATATCCAACCAACCGATTGTAATCTCTTCATTCTCGTAGTGTACGATTGCCGGTGTATCTTGCTTCTTTACCGTGTCAAAGTCTTTCGATTCTTTAACACGCAACCACGCTCTCGGAGGATTCTTTATCCAGCCTACAAAGTCGTCCCATTCCATGAGTTTCGGGGTGTCGCTTTTGCATGTCATAAAGGCACTTACGATCGCCACACATTCAGGTGGTGGATATGATTCCTCAGTCACCGTGATTCGATATCGAGTTATAACGTCCTTTTTATCCTTAGGCTTCCCCTCTTGCGCATATTCAGGTTCGATTTTATCGATCTGTTGTTTCACAAACCTCCAATTATCTGGATATATCATCTTGAGTGTTTTCGAGAATGATGTTTGATTTGATTCAAACGGAGCTGTATGATCTGAAAAGATGTACACATATCCGTTCGGATAGATATGTGCGCTGTAATGATCCGACCCTGCCGCCTTGAAGAGGATTGAATGCACATCACGAGTTGTCTTCGTCAGGTCGAGTTCGATACCTTCATCATATAGAAACGTCGCCACAACCTTTTGCCGGAGTGAGCAGTCCAAGTTGTTTATTTCTTCTGGAAAGTTAAATGACATTCTCGATTCTCCTGTTGTTCACATTGATAAGATTTACAGATATTCCTCTTGTTACAATATCGGCAACATTCATTCGGCTGGTTTATCGTCGGTTCAAACTTCCCCGCATCCACGTAGATTTGCACAGAGTCGCAGAATCGTTCAATGAAATGGCATAACTCTTCGAGTGGTAGGACATACGTGTGGATTGCTCCGTCTTTTCGTTTTGGCTGGATGATACTTTGTCGCATGATTCTGTCACCTACCCACTTGCATACAGCGGCGATTATTTCATCTTTCCAAACTGGCAATTCACCCGATCCCCATATCTCATCGAGTGCTTTGGCTAAGATATAGAATGTGAGTTGTGGCGTATCTGGTTCGACAACGTGCATTCCGAACTTGTAGTCAAAGACATGTATCGATTCGGCATCTTGATAGAACGCGTCGTAATATCCGCCAATGTGGCTCAGATCGAGGCCGAAATTACCTCCCATGCGAACAAACTCTTCCGTCGAGAGTCCTTTAATATCCGGGCTCCATGTTTGGATAAACGAAGAGTATGTCACCGCACCCCATCTCATAAGCTGATTTTTACAGTCTGGGATTGCGTCTTCTCCGCCCCAAACAGCCCGCTCCGCGAAGCCGTGTGCGCGCTCACCTTCTGCCGCAGCCCTTGATTGCGTATCCTCAATATCATCTGGAGTTGGCCAGAATGATGTCGGACACGCAAAAAAGCGAGCGATCTTCGATCCGCTGATTGGGCAATGCCCTCGATCTTCCATCGATTGCTTTTCTTGCGTTTCCATATTTGACTCCTACACTTTCTCTAGTATTACAGGAATCACACCACCCTTCCTTGTGATTCTGATCCTGTCACCTACTGATAACGATTTGGCGATATTCCCGCCGTTCAATTTCTGGATTTGGCAGCCACTAAGTATGACCGGTTCAATCCATACGATAGGAGTCATCTTACCTGTTTTCGCCCCGACTGACCATTCGATTTGTGTAACAGTCGCCTCGGCAATATCTGTCTTGAATTTCAGCGCGATTGAACCTTTTGGGTGATGTCCTGTTTCCCCTTTTGAACTAAATATCTTTCTGTCGTTGATACGTATCACGATCCCATCGGCGTCATAGTCGGGAAGTGAGAACATATCGGCACTCAAGGAGTCATCGTTTACTTTGAGTAATTGATGTGGGACTGTCGCGAAACCGAGTTCTTCCAAAATTTCCAAACGGTCAATATAATCCTCATCGAGTAATACGTCGTATGCGAAGAACTTTGGTTCATACGTATCTATACCCGTCAAATCATCGCGCTTGAACAAACCTACCGCGATTGACCTCGCTGTGTGTGCATCGTCGGCAAAACGATTTGGGATTATCATTTCACCACGTACATGTAGGCGAGTATATGTTGCGGCGATTGAGTCCATAGGCAGAACTACTGGAACATCACAGAACCCTGCCAGAACGTGATTCAAGCAACATATCCCATACGTGCCCTTTCCGCGAGTAGACGCATTCACCAACACACCGTGCCTGTATTCAAGATTTATAGCGAACCCATCGAGTTTGAGTGAAGCTACACACATATTCTGTCTGAATGGTTTTACGTCGTCGAACCGATATGTCTTCTGTTGCGATTTCATCGGTGTTTCGTAATACACCTCATCTCCATCCGTTGGATTATCGTCGATTGGTATTTCCTCGCCGTCTGCTATTTCATCGAACTCTTCATCTGACATGAATGGGTATCCGATTCGATACGCCCTGTCTGCGAGCTTCAATATGTTTGACAAAGCGTCTGGATTGTGCTTTACATAACAGTGCCAAAAATTCATTGTCGAACCTCCGATTTTGAATGAAACGAAGAAACCCCGTCAAATTGGCGGGGTTTTCTTTTAATTACTTACTTGCTTGCTTTCTTTTTCTTGAATGTGAGTTTCGGTAACTTGTCATCCTCACGATCCTTGATTGAGTCAGGATCATCATGGACACATAGCGCGTCCATTGTGAACATGACACCCCACTTTGTTTTGAGTTTCGGTTTAACCCATACATAGCAGAACAACTGAACCTCGGCGTCTTTGATTCGCTTCATCGTCGGTTTTTCGATTACGTCGCCATACGCATCGTAAACGACAGGCGGACGCTTGCTGTTAATGTTGAGGTCGATTGTTTGATAGTCCTTCGACACATACGCGCCAAGATCAGGGATGTATGGTTCCGATTCCGCAACTTCCGCAGCTTTATGAGTGCGTGCATATTCGATTGCGTCATCAAGTTCTGCCTGAAGGAGATTGAAGTTTTCATCGGTATTCGGGATTTGCAACACGCACGAGTACATATCCTCTTTGCGCATTTCGTCGAAACGCGGTTCTGCAAAATTGACGAACTTCAATGAAACATTGTTGATTGTAAATGATTTCGACATAATTAACACCCCTCCATATAGGCTGTGATTTCCATAATTGCATCGTCGAGTGAATTGACAACTATGGTACGATATCCGCGTTCATTTAGACGCGCGATTATGCGCCTCTGTGAATTGGACAATAAACGCGTTTTGTTAGATTCTGGCCTTTTCAGTTCTATGAAAAGGCCGTGATAACCGAAACTTGGGATTGGGATCATCAGGTCTGGATACCCAGGCCTGACCCCGAGTGCTTTGACATATCGGATTGATTGACCCGATATAAGTCCATTTGGGATGTGTGCGAGTTCCCACGGTCCTGCTCCCCACTGTTCGCAGTTCGCTTCCCACCATAGGATTATCTCTTGCTGAAGTCTTTCTTCACTTATTCTCGAACTTGAGTGCGGCATAGTCATCTCCGAGTTCTGCACACATATCAAATTCATCCATGAACATTTCTTCAATCTTTTCGCGGATTGCTTTCTGTTCTTTGGCACTGAAATCATTGTATGGCTGTATGAGTTCAGCCGGAATACGCACTTGATACACTTTTATCATTTCTGTTTCTCCCCGATTTCACATAACACATGTTTAATTATCGAGCGCAAGGAGTTCCTTAACGCCGCTTCCTGCGACAAACTCATATATTCGGCCAAAGCCGAACGGTCTGGATCGAGTCTCACAGATATGGTTTTCTTGACTACCTTATTCGGTTTACCTCTCTCTAGCATTTCGATTTCTCCTCTTCACATGCGGCGACGATTATCGGAGACATTCTGTCTCTGTATTCATCGATTAAATCCAGTGCTTTTTCAATGGATTCACGGACTTCATATATCGCATTCATAACGTCGTAATCCAGATCATCCGCAGCCCGTCCCAAGACAGCCTGTGTTGATTGCAACATTACAGTTACTTCTGAGGTTGCTAAAATTTGATTAAGGTCTTGTTTCGTCATGGTTAGTCCTCCTTTTGACGAGTTGTTAATTTCCTCGGCTTCCGAACCTTCGGTTCCGAGTAGTTGTAGAAATTCCACACGGCCTTTTGAATCAGTCGTGCATAATAATCCACGTCGATTAAGTATTTCAGAGAAGTTTGGTCATATAACGACATTTCGGCAGGAAGTTCGATTGCTATATCAGGGAATAACGATACTGCTGCCGATTGTTCCTTATTCCCACGCACCTTGATGTAGTGGACATATTCGAGTGCTTCTTCATCCGCGATTGAGCGTGATATATCGTCCCCTTTTGCCGCGATACAGCGCACACATCTTGATTCGATCAAGCGGCCAGATATTTCTTCCTTTAGATATGGGAATGTGTCGGTCACTTTGATTAGGATGAAAAAGTCTTCGATACCCTCACTGCTATCCAACGCGTGATTCACCATATCTACTATCGGTTCGAGTTGAATCATGTTACCAAATATCGCGTCTGGGAGTAAACGCTTTACGATAACCTTGTCTCTGAAATAGATTTCGTTGAAGTTATATGCAGCTCCTTTGCGCGTATATTCCGACTCTCCGATTTCTAGCATTGCATAATTGTTCACGTCGGTTTGAATGAGTCTTTCTACTTCCTTCATCTTGATTGAACACTTATATTCACCTTCCCAATCATTCAAAAGTGTGCGGAATATCTTGCGCGATTCATCGCAATCATCCGCTTCTACCATGATACCATCGGTATTCACCTGAATGATTTTGAAGAACCCTGTTTCCTTGAGTCGGCAAGCGAGATCGAGTAGCGATAATTGGCCGTTTATCGTGATTGAGTTGTTTGCCCACGGAGCGCGGAACTTCGCATAAGGGTCTTTGAGCATACCCGTAAGCGAGTTGAGAATACGTTTACAAGCCGCTGATTTGGCAATATCACCGCTCGCCTTGTAGTGGATTCGGCCTTTGTAAGCCATTTCGTAAAGCTCTCTGGATTCTTCTGTAAAGGTATGCGGATATAGATCGTGATTGATCATAAATGTCGGATACATCGAAGTGACATCACCATAGAGTACGCACTTACCTTTGTTGATTTCTTTGTCGAACAAATATCCGTCCAAAGCACCATGTATCCCACCAAAACCGAGTGATAACGTCAGGCCTTCTTGGAAGTCTTCAAAATTCGGAGTCACGAACGCTTTGTAGAATTGCGCATCCGGAGTATCTTCATCCGCTCCCTCTACGATTGCATGGTAAAAGTCAAAAGCGCGTCGGACTTCCTCAAATGATGAATTTGCATACGGGGCAATGAATTTGATTGTCGTTCGGAAGTCGTCCGTTTCATCACGATTCGGACTGAGCTTTTCAAACACGGCACGTGCGAACGAGGCCGCTCGGCAACACGCAAACCGATTCACTTCCTTGTCCGAAACCTCATATCCCGCATCTTCCATAATCCCGATTCGCGCAAAAGACGCATCGAAGAACGGTCTCTCACGCTCAAATATCTGTGCCGTATAGATTACGTCCTGCTCGCAATATGCGACGATTGACTTTATTTCGTTTTCGTTGTAGAACCTATCTTCCATGAAGGAATACGGCGAGTCATACGTCGAGTCCCCCATCGAGCCGCAGTACATTTTGAGTGAGCGCATCCCGACTTCAATAGGGTCGAACACGTCGTAGCTAAGAAACGATTTCCACGGCAGTTTCTTTTCACGATTGATGATATCGTCCGACAACTCTCTAAGTTCTTCAGGAGTACATTTACCTTCTGTCTTGATTATCATATCAATAAGATAGTCGTCGTATGCGTTCGAGTTATACCCAACCCACAATGCACCACGAGTAGAGCATATATAGTCATACGCGTCATTCGGTGTGGTGAAGGATTGTGGCGCATCCTTACCAATTTCCAATACCGATAACACAAATAAGTGCATCATGGATTCAACGTCGAAAACTATGAGTTTCATTACAAACCTCTCCAATTCAATGTATAGAAACAAAGCACTTGGCCGTGCTTTTATTTATGATGCTTATTAGAGCACACATTCAAGCGTTTGTCAAATACTTTTTATATTTTACGTTCAATACATTATATATAGAGGCAAACGGGCAAACAGGCAAACAGGCAAACAGGCAAACAGGCAAACAGGCAAACAGGCAAACAGGCAAACAGGCAAACAAGTAAAGGAAGGTAAACAAGTAAAGGAAGGCGCATAGTAGTAGGAGGACTGATATGCGATTAGATTATTACAAAAAACCGCCGTATCAATGGGTTGGTTCAAAATGGCAATGGGCGAGTATCTTTGAGGATTCGGCAGATATGTTCGCAGGATATGACACGATTATCGACGCCTATGGTGGGTCGTGTTGGGTTACGCATTGGCTCGAACATCACACAGAAGGCGTGAGACTGATCTGCAATGATTACGATGAATATCTCCCTGCAATTACCACGCAGGAAAATATCGATTTGCTAAACCAAACGTTCGACGATATTCTGTCGATTTATGAAAGATGCCCATTCACCGATGAGGAGTTGGAGAATACCTTTGAAGGGCGATTATTCCCTCGTATTGGCAAGGGTCGTGACGGTTGGCACTATCGTGAGAAAGTAGAAGAGATTAAAGAGATCATTGCGAAACTTCCGACAAACGCGTTACGCTCCCTGATATGGAGTCGCTTTTGGCTAGGCGGTGCCCCAAGTCCAAACGTCTTGTGGTATCCGACACCAAGTCGATGCAAACCGTTTGAGCGGGTTGAAAATTATATCACTCGTGCCGAGATTATCCGACAGGACGCAATGACGATCAATATCGTGCCTGAAATGGGACGCGTACTTATGATTTGTGACCCGCCGTTTTCAGCTGTCCAGTGTGCAGACCATTACTACATCGGCAAGATGGATTCTACTTGCCACAAAGGTTCTCCCGCAGCCGATATTCATGAACGATTCTCGCAGCAATGCGATTTGGTCATATTCTCTGATATGGAACAGTTAAAAGAGTTACCTTCGCCGTCCGAAATATGGATTCGTGAAATCACGAGTAAACCGTTCGGAAGTGCAAAATATCATCACCCAGTCGCCCAGAGAGTTCAGGGCGCATATATTTATAGGAGAAATTGATTATGGCAAGTACAGAAGCTATCGCAACACCGACACCGAGTGCAAAACCTGCACCAACTCCGAGTGCCGAGTCTACACAAGCACCGAGTGCAAAACCTGCACCAACTCCGAGTGCCGAGTCTACACAAGCACCGAGTGCAAAGCCTGCACCAACGCCGAGTGCCGAGTCTACACAAGCACCGAGTGCAAGTCCTGCACCAACGCCGAGTGCCGAAGTGCCAAAATCATCACAGTCTGACAGCCGACTTCAATCACAGGTTGAAGCGTTGCACAAGGAATTGCAGATTTGGAAGATGAAATCGGCTATGTCGGAGCGTCATATTCAGCCGCATGATTTCGATCTCGTCGCCAGATTGGTGAGCGAAAATATCGGCAAATTTGGTGGAGACATTGACAAGTGCGTGAGTGATTTGTACTCAAAGAGTCAATATCTTTTCAAGATTCCTAAGACAAACGATGCGAAAGTTGTTGATAAAGAGAAAATTCAATCCGATAACAAGAAACTAATCGAGGGCGCGATTGCGCGTCTTAGTCGTGCTAAGATTAAATTTTAGCACATATCCCTACTTTAAGGAGGTTATATGCGGACGATTACTGTCTTCAACGAAAACCCGTATTGGCTTCAGGACGCGCACTACACCTGCAAGACGATGTACTGCGCCGCTTCGGATTCTAATATCATCACCGATGATCGAGGCCGTAAAATTCTGCCTTCTGGCACGATTTGGCCGTCGAACTCTTCCGGAGTAAAAGCCGACGGTATTGTTCTTCGCGATGTTGAGATTGAACCTGGTGAACCCGGTGCAACCTTCTCGTGTCTCACGCACGGTCACATCAACAAACATTATTTCCCAGTCACAACGATTGAAGCAACGCTTCCTGCCACGATTGTGTTTGCCGACGGTTCGGTTGATGCCACTGGTGGTGCTGTCGGGTATAATGTTATCGAGTGCGAAACCCCTGCTTCGATTACTGCGGGCTCTGTCGCTGCGGGTACGACTTTTTCGGTCGTTCTGTCGATTGCTTCGATTGGTGGCGCGGGATATTCCTGGAATAGTTCCGCTCAGGTCGGCGATTTCAAAATCGGAAACGCAACATATCCGCTCGCGATTTCAGCAGTCGCCATTTCTGGTTCTAACGCCACACTCACAGTCAAAGCGAGTAAAGCGTTCGTCGCTTCAAGTGGTGTCGTCGTGGCTGTATCCGCGAAAGGTTCGGCACTCAAGATTGGTGCTGACGCCGCACCGTTTGATTCCAACACTGTTATCGGCCTGAAGGTCTAAGGAGCATTATCATGGCACTTGCATTATCAAGATATTGGAACCCTGCTAATCTTCTTGCGATTTGGGGTGGTGTGAAGAATACGCGGTTCAAAAAAGACCTCGAGCCCCTTTTCCCGTTCGTTCGCACCGTCGAAGAGAAGATTTCCAGAGTCAAAGGTTTCAAGCGTACCGACGTTATCTTAAATCTTTGTGATCCTGATTCCAAAGCCACGATTCGTGGAACACGCAAACTCACGCGTGAGGAATATATGGTTCCTGAATTCCGTGAGTCGATTATGCTCCACAATTCCGAAGTCCGTGAGTTGACGAACTATATCGAGCAATATGCCGGCGTTCCCGACGCCATGAGTGTTCTTGACAACAAATGGCAGGATTATCTCGAACTTATGAATGGCGCGTATGTCAACGCCGAGTATTTCCGTTCCCAGTTGCTCCAATATGGCAAGTTTGTTTTCCGTAACAGGAGTGATGACGGTACGATGGCTATGGTTCAGGCCGATTTCGACTCCGACAAACAGTGGGAAGCACATAATGTTACGTATGCAACGTCCGATTGGACTGACCCTGCTGCTGATATCATCGGCGATTTGGAAGCTCTCCGCGAACGTTACAAAGACGCCAATGGTTCGGAAGAAGGTTCGGTTCTTATTATGAACAGCCGCACGTGGCATTGCTTTGAAAAGAACGCCGCGATTAACGCCCTTCTCTTGAATATGCGTTGGACGCGCGTTTCCGATTGGCTCTCGAACCTGGGCCTCTCAGTCAAACTCGCCGACGGTAAATTCCAACGCGAGTTGCTCCCGACTTCCGGAGCGAGTGAGAAGTATATCGAAGACGGAAATATCTGCATGGTTCCGAGTGAGAAACTTGGCGATATTGTCTGCCCCGAGTGCGACCTCTTCCGCGATATGCTCAAATCGCACGCCGTCCGATATGATGTCGGTTTCGATTCTGAAACTGGTATCATGGTTCGATGCAAAGAAATGGATGATCCCGACAGGATTCAGACATTTGTCGAAGCGCATCTCTTCCCGAGATTCGATCCGGGTCAGATGGAAAAATGCTGCGTAATGCGTGCTGTCCCGACTGGTTTTGGATTGGCAGGTTAATAGATAGTAGGAGGACGATATGATTACAACAGAGCTGATATTGAGGTTGCAACAACTCACATCACGCGACGATTTAAGTGTAACGCACTTCGATTTCGCACTGCGGGTATGTGCTGACTTCATCTGCATGTACACAAATCGTAGAGTCCTCCCTCCCGGTGTCGAGAACCTCTGGGTGGCTATGGCATGCGATTATATCAACTACTGTATTCCGTCAGATATTGGTGCAGCTGTACCGACTGCGATTGAAATGGACGATACGAAGATTCAGGGGCAAGTCAATTTGTTGAATATGCCCAATGTTGAGTTCATGCGGAACTACCGTAGGCTATTGGAGCGATATAGGGTCATGCCACGATACCGTGAACCGTGGTTCGAGCCGATTCGCAGACATTCAAAATTATGATTCAGGAGATAAATGTTATGGCAAAACTTAAAGCGGAACGTTCTGATCTGAATGGCAAAATATCGCGCCTTTCGGAGTTCCTCGATTCCTTCGAGTCCAATAGTTCAATTAAAGTGTCGCCGTTTCATATCGAATTGCTCAGGATGCAATTAACATCATGAGTGCGTATTCACGCATTTTGGCATTACGATTGGAAGATTTGGGAGAAAGGTGAACGAAATTACAGCATTATCACAAATAGACAATAGACAATAGACGCCTTAAAAAAAAGTCACGTAAATTCAAGCACTTAGACGAAAGTGGTGTTTGAAATTCATTTTTGAATGTCGCAAACTTTCTGTATATATAGGAATATATATATGCAAATACATTATTCTCTAATAACTTAATGGGATCTATTTTTGAAAATTTACGGCCTTTTCTTGTAAGTGCTTGTAATTGGGCGACTTTTTTTTAACGGTTTTAGCTTCTATCGTCTATTGTCTATTGTATATTTCTTTGGCGCGGGTTATAACCAATCGGAGCGGAACAATATGGGATTGCGGGATTTGAAATTGAAGCGAGTTGCGAACATCTATAAGCGTATATTTATGGATGAGGTGACTGTCGATTTGTACCGTTCTGAAAAAGTCTTCGATGAAGTAGGCGGGGACATATCGATTCGCCATGATGAGCCAACATATCGCGCCATACCGTGCTACTTTTCGCAGCATCCGTGGTACACGACGGCGATTGAAGACCACGGCGGTTATACAAATTTGAGAGGTAACTACCGATTCCACTTTCACCCTGAAGCGGATATCAAAGAGGGAGATATTCTGTTCGTCGATCTGGTCGAGTATCCGAAACTCCAAGTTGAGCAATATCTGGTTACGAAGGTTGCATATTATCCGACGCATATCCGATGCGAGTGCGGCGTATGGCAACCACGGGAGTAAGATGACGATATGGCAGTTGTAACTTTGACAAAATTCAATACTAGAAACGGATTCAAAGTTTTTGAGTCTGAGAAAGTGCCTACGAAACCGCCAGTTCTCACCCGTCCTGAGTTGGAACGTCTAAAGAAAAAACTGATTTCCGATATTTGCGCCAATGCTCCACGTAACACTGGGGCACTCTCTCATCCGTCTATGTGGAGAGTCGATGTAACAAAACATGGAGAATCGGCGATTTCCTTTAACGTAAAGGCGGTTAAGGATGCGCCGCTCGAACACAGTTCCATGTTCAAGAGTCGTGACACGAACAGGACTAATCCGAAAGCGTTGCATCATTATGCTTGGGCTGTGGAGTTTGGCCATAAGGTTACGGCGGGCCAAAAACGATATGTCACTCGACGTGGCCGCAAATTACAGGTTAAGTTACCATTCGTCGTAAAGGGTGGGAAGCTCCGACGAGTCAATATCGAGAATCAGTGGGAGCGTCAGCCGAGTACCGGGAGGCTTCTCCGAGTGATGACATATCCGACATGGGATAGGAGTGGGAATTTTGAGCGTCGGGAATTGATTAAAGTTCCTCGTAACGTCACGAAAGCAGGACGCGATAAGTGGGGAAATATGCGATATAGAAACCTCACTCGTCTACTTTGGTTATGGCCTGGTACAAAGACACCTAGATTACCTGCGGTTCATTATGTGAAGCGTGCGTTGGATTCTTTGAGTACACATATCAAAGCTATGATTATGGGTGCGGATATGTTCCCCGGTCAATCGATTGGTGGTGTTCCGAAAACAACGATGGGGTTATATCGAAGGCAACGTCCTGTCACACTGATTACGGATGACCGTTCCTATGAGACGATGGGTATATACAACCATACAGCCAAACTTGTATCATTCCAATCGATTATCATTGTCGATGGGAGGGCTAAAGTAAAATGAGAACGTCAGAGTTCGATGACTTCGGTTTGGAAGTCGAGATGAAGCCATTTGTGGATGCGATTCGTCGCGACTTCCCAAATGCAAAGATATTCACAGAAAGATGTTGGCAGGAGAGTCCAGATGAAATGTGGTATTTCGAGGAAGGCGATTGTCTGTTTGCGCGTGAGCAGCCAGATTCGTTCACAGGGACAATCGACCTGAACCTATATTTCATGCCAAATCTTAAAGATTTGTCCAAAGTGCAGGCGCGTGTTCGCGAGATTAAAAGATGGGTGGTTGTCAATTTTATGTGGCTACCATTCGTAAAAGATATTAGTTGTAGTCAGGCCGAGGGATCGGATTCTGTTCAATTCACATTCACACTTTGGCGTCGATACAGATTAGTCAAACCGCCCGCGCCAAAGATGGGAACTTTATTGTAGGAGAGTAGTCATGGCAGGTGGAAATTTCACAGACATGAACAAAGTACGTCCTGGTGTTTATTACAAACGCTTGATTGATGACAAATTGGCTGCTACCGATTTGCCGCAGAATACGCTGTGTTATATCGTGCCGCTTCGTTGGGGTAAGCCAATCACACGTATTACACTCGATGATTATTCGCGTAACCGTGTATATCAGCTTTCTGGTTTGCAGAATAACGACGACCGCATTCAGATATTCGCTCAGTATTGCCGCGAGTTGGTACTTGCAAACCCGCTTGTTGGCGGCAAAGCGGCAGAAGCGATTATTCGTGAGGAGCAGTCGGAAGAAGGTACCGTCGAAGCCTCGATTGCAAGTGGTACGGCTTCTGCGACGATTCCTGAAAAAGCAAATATCACCCATATTTCTGGCAAACGGGCATACACACTTGCCACACTCGGACGAGCCGGAGTATCATTCCAGTATATGAACACTGGCGATATGATCACTGGTGTGATTGTCGGTGTTCCGGAAGGATTTACACCGACATCTCCGACGGTGACTAAGGTTGTTATGAAAGCAGGTTCGGAGAGTACCGTAAACGCGTCCGATATTACAGCCGCTTTTCATGCAGAAACACACGGATATACCCTCACTTTTGGAAGCTCGATTACAGAAACCATGTTAAAGGACGTTCTGTCCATTACCGTTGAAGCGAGTGGTGAGCATTCTTATAACCTCGATAGTGGGTTTGGAGCGATTGTCAATATCAGCGGTACGTCAGTTAAATCCAAGTCGGATGATTGGACGGAGATGTCTGTCGGTTATAAAATCGTCACCGTCGAAGAGTTGAAAGCAGTGGCGCAATATCCAGGTACACTCGGTAACGAGTTGAGTATTGTCGTCGTTCGCAAATCTGGAACGCAACTCGATGTCCGCACAACGCTCGATGGTTCAGTTGTCGATTCACAGGTTGTTGCAACATGGGCGCAGTGGGTTGATAATGATTGGGTTCGTCTAGAAGGTTTGCGTGATGGCACGCCTTCTGTCTCCGATCCGATTAACCTCTCTGGCGGCGAAGACGGCGATATTGCGATTCCTGAAAGAATCCAAACGGACGATATGACCGCTCTTGGCGGATCGGTTAAAGTTCGATATGGTTTCGCGGAAGACGATGATTCAAATGTCAATGTTGACGGCGTATATCTCACTGTCGATGAAGAGAACGTTTATGTCAAACGCGATGGCGTGATTCTCGCAACGGTCAGCCGACTTGAATATACACCGATTTCTATCACGTTCACACTTCCTGCGAATATGAATGACGGTAAGGAAGTTTCGATTGCACTCAAGATGTTCGCATACGACGATGAAAAAGGCGATTGGGTCGATGTGGCCGTTGCGGCTGAGAAATATGGTATGGATGAAATCGAGTTCGTACATTCAATGCCGCTTGATATGGTTCTCGATTTGAATCCTGCACACCTAAACGGTGGCAATCATGGTGATAGCGCACCTTATGGCGATTTGCTCAACGCACTACGATTCGAGCAGTGGAACGTCCTTGTATCCGATGACCAGAGTGGCACGTCGCATAACTATCTCCACGATTATGTACAGAGCCTTCGTAATGATTGCGGGCTTTATCGCCGATATGTCCTCTGTAAGGTCCCTGCTGACCCGTTCTCCGGTGACAACGAATATAACTCCGATTTCTGTACAATCATGCCTCAGGTATGGAGAGACAACAAAGGATTCAGCGCGTTCGTTCGTGGTGCCATGGCGTGCTGCGGATATACGTCGAGTAACACATATCAAGAAGTACCTCTCGATGAAGAACCGAGTCCTATGTTCACAGACCGTGAAATCGAGTCGTTACTTGTGTCCGGATATTCGCCCGTGTCGAAGCGTGATGACGGCGTGATTGTGATTGAGAAGGATATCAACAGCTTCCACGAGTATGAGAACCCTGTGTACTATCCTCTCACGAAGAACCGTATTCTTCGCACGATTGACTATTTCTGCACAATCATACGATATGTATGGGAACGTGAGTTCTGTGGCAAAGTCACGAACGATGCGATTGGCCGAGATATGTGGAAATCGAGAGTGATTGGTGTTCTCAAAGACCTATTGACGGCACGCGCGATTGAATCGTATGTCGATCCTACTGTCATTAAAGGCAATCGAGTCGATGAAGTTATCACGCGTTGTGGGTTCCGTCCGCTCGATGCTATGGAAATTTGTTACTTTGAATTGACGCTTAACAACTAATAGGAGGATTTATGGGTATCGTTTCTGTAAATAGTGGTTCGCTGCAAGCGTCGATCAATGCCGGATTCAGTTATGTTTTCGGTTCGACGAGTGGCGTGAGCGCGGCTGTGGATGTGAATAACTCAGTCGGCGTTGGGGTTGGTGCGGGTTCGCATCACGTATTGCGTGGGCGAGACGTGTACAACTCGAATTTAGGTGAAGCGTGGCTTACGATTGAAGGTAAGAAACGCCGTATTTTCGAGTTGCGCGAAATATCCGCCGAACTTGAAAATCGAAAAGAAGACGTCCAGATTATCAATGACGTTATGACGAAACATAAAGTCGTCGCGTGCAACGGTTCCGGCAGCTTCCGTATCTACACGGGTGTTCCTGAATACGCGCAGATTCTACGCAACTTCATTGATAACCATATCAATATCTACTTCGAGATTACGTTTGAAATCAACGATCCGGAGTCCTCCAATGGTCGTCGTTGCATTACGTTGAAAGATGTGTGCGTCGATAAGACTATTCTGGGTCGATTGTCTACGGATAACGGGATTCTCGAAGAAGACATGTCTATGACATTCGATGAATACGAGATTACAGATGACTTTAAGTCCTATATGTAACCGTTGACACGATTCGTCTGACATGATATATACCGCCTACTTACCTAGTTCGCGTTGCGCAACGGGGATTAGGCGGTTTTCAGGTCGTTTCCCGCGTGAAAAACGATTGTAGGTTATTGCCTACCAACGGTATTGTGGGTGTTCCGAGAAATAACCCTCGCCTCGGCAGAGTGCGCAGAACCTGTCGAGTTTAATCGGCGTAGTTCCATATAGGGGAACTTTTACAAGTTCGAGTCTTGGCGTCGATATTGGCAACGGCGATTGAACTGAAACACCAACCCTCATGCACCTAAATCGCCGTTGTCATTCATTTTCGTCAACATAGCAATTTTGGAGGATTACGCTATGGCAATGAGTGATGTTCAATTAGAGATTTTGAAGCAAGTGCAGGAACGCCCTGCATGTAAAGTGTTTGAGTTGAAGCTCGATACGATGGGAGTCACCGTCAAGATGCGTGGACTTTCTTCGGCGGAATATCTCCGTATCACGAAAGAGTCCACTCGTGACGGTAAATATAATCCGTTGGAATTCCGAGTTCGCGCTCTGGCAGAATGTCTTGTCGACCCTGATTTGAGCGACACAGAATTTCTTGGACATCTTGGAGTGGCAACACCTCAGGATGCGGTTCTAAAAGTATTCTCAAACCCTGGCGATTTGGAAGAACTCGCTTCACACCTCGATGACGTGTGCGGTATTCGCGAAGAAAGAGGCGAGTTTCGACAAGTCCAGTGATTGCGCAAAGGACTTACTGAATCATAAGTCCTTCAATATGTTGTTGCTATATCACCTTGTTTACGAGTTACATTGGCGACCAAGAGAAGTGTTCGCGATGGAACCGTGGGAGTTAGGATTGATCTGGGCATTAGCCGAGTATCATCAAAAGCAGATGAACAAAACATAAAGCCGCGAACTTCGCGGCTTTTTTTGTATAAGGAGTACGATTATGGGCGTAATGGACGTTGTAAGGATTGATACCGAACCCGCACGGCGTGCAGGGGAGCAGGCCGCGAAAGCGTATATGAATGGAGTCCGTCAGGGGCTGAGTGGTAAATCCATAGGTGAGAAAATGGCGTCCGCGTTTGCGAGTGGGGCTTCACCATTTACGACAAACCAACTCATAAATATGGCGGGTCAGGCGAGGGTATCATCAGCAAGATTATCTGGACAACCGACATCTGTTGCGAAGAGCCGTCACTTGGAAGATCAGATTCGATGGTATAAAGATTTTCAGAGTGGCAGTCAAAAACGCATCGAGCATGCTATGGGTGAAATATATGTCGGAGTTGCGAAAGGATATGAGCAGAATTATATGCTCGCATCACGAAACAACATTCAAGACAATATCGATAGATTACAGAAGTCGTTACCGGGATTGACGAGAATCGGTACGCAAGCAGCGATGCTTTCCGGAAGACCTGATTATGAAGCGTCGAAGATAGCTGAGTCGCAAGTAGGTCGATTCAAAACCAGACTGGATGCTATCAATCCAGAAGATACAGACAAAGCAATAGCGTCGATTAACCAACTCTACCGTGAGATGAGCCAATATGAGAGGTCACGCAGATTGAATATCGACGCCGACAAGAAGCGTCTTGCTGCAGAAAAAGAGTTCAACAATGAACTAAGAGAGGAAGAGCGATTAAAGAAGCAACTTATCAATCTGACAGACAGATATTACAAGAAGACTGGATTGACGCCGGAACAACGAGCGCAATATACCGACGCGATTAACAGACAATATACGCGCACGAGTCGCCATAGCCCGATGACTCACGCGCAAGTGATGTCTGGATTGAACTCAGATATCCTCGCCACGAAAGGTAGATTGGAAGCACTACCTATCAACGAAACTGCCGAGTTGGAGAAGTACGGTAACAGAATTCAGAGTAAGTGGACAAAACTTGCCAATGCGTGGAACGCCGCATGGAAGGCCGAGGGTATGAACGCTGTCCGTCGAGACGAAGAGTTAGGCAAGATGCAGACGGCATATTTGTCGAGTATCCGTAACTCCACCACGGCAGAACAACTCCGACAGATCGAAGCCAATGCGAAAGCGTCGCGAACTGAGGCGATTCAGCGCAAATATGACGCCGAAACAACTGGATTCACTGCCATGAAAGCGGCGGCAAGAGATCGAGTTGGCGGTGTCATGTCGCGCTATCAGGCGGCGTATGCTCTCACGAGTTCGATGGAAGACGCGCAATTAAAACGCGATGTTGCCAGACGGGAAGTGAATCGTATGTTCCGTGGTGCTGAGAGTCAGAACGATATTCGGATGATTAACGATTACTTGGACAATATGGATATGGCTGCCACGTCGTTACGCTCGCAAGGTATGGCGAGTAAAAAAGCAACGACAGCTCTAAATGATTTCAGAAAGAGAACCGTGGACGAGTTGGACGAAATATCGCGTCTTGGAGATATGTTCCAAGCGACACGGCGTGAGTTCGGATGGAATCCATTTAGGAATAACCGATTTTTCCAATCGAATGTTGGTATTCCTGGATTACCATATATCACTGTTGGTAGACGTGACAGACTGAATGAACAGAAAGATTATATCCGCTATCAACTTGAAAACGCGAAAGACGAAGCGGAGATTAACGCTATACGTAAACGTTTTCTTTTCGACGAACGAAAGCAGGCATATACACAAGACTTACACATGAGAGAACGTTCGAGTTTCTGGCGATTGCGCGATAGCAATGGGAGTATGACACCAATGCTCGCCGCTATGGGTAGATCATTCCTACGTAGCACGCGTATCCTCGCAGCGGCGTGGATTGGCGTCATGTGGTTCAATATGTTGTTTCGACCATTTGCCCGATTATTCGGAGCGATGACAAACGTTTCCGACGAACACACGCGGCAACGGAATATGTATAACGTCACACTCGGTTATAACTTCACCAAAGGTCAGACGTTTGAACAGTGGGAAGACGCGAGTTTCAACAAAGCACGTGATCTGCGTATGAGTGCGTCGGAATATCGAAAGATGGTTATGAACGCCGCTCCGATTTTCCACACAGCAGTATATGGTGAAGATTACAAGCAAGGCAAAGTCGGAGTCGACGGAATTACGCATAAGCAGGGCGAGCGTATCATCACCAATATGCAACAGGTAGAGACGATTTCCACAAACTTGCATCGTATGGCGAAAATATCTGGTTCGACGGATGTCGAAATGCAAGCCGCCATGCGGCAGATTATCCAGATGGTCAGTAAAGGGCGCGGCAACATTCAGGATATTCGCCCGATTCTGGAATCTGGTGGTCATATGGGTGATATGATTGCTCGTTTCGGTTTCAGGGCAAATGGTGCGGCAGACTTGTATGGTTTGAATGATAAGAAACAACTCACAGCAGACCGATTATTGACAAACCTTTTGGATGAAAAGACAACGAAAGATTTGGACAACTTAATGCGTCGGACGCGCAGGACGTGGGAAGATACATGGGCGCTTCTAAAAACCGATATGAACCAACTATTCATGCCGACGATTCGTTCGTTCGCAAGCTCTAATCAATATGGATTGGGTGATAAGTTGTTGGGTTACAGTGGTGCGATTGCACAGAACAAAGGGTTTCAGGATAAAATTCTTCAATTTACAGATAATATTGTGACGAACCTCATTGAGAAATGGCCTGATTATGTGGAGCAGGGTATTCAAACATTCGGGGTTATAGCATTGATTGCCACGTATGTCGGATCATTATTGAAAGCGGTAAACACTGCTGTGGGTTGGCTTGCCAGTGGGTGGGCATCAAGGCAGGCGGCGAATAGGTACGACGATGTTTTCAAGAATGTAACCGGTAAGAATACATTCTTTGATAATGCTATGTTGCAAACAACATGGGCGATTAATACGTTAGGTGGAAATTTACACGGATCGCGGGCGCGTTTTATGACAAAGGATTGGGCACGTTCTGCATCGGAACAAATTATTAAGTACGCCGATCTTTCGGACGAGGAGATTGATCGACTGGGAGAGGAGAGGATACGAAATGCAAGAAAGCAAGGGCGATTAGTCGATGCTAATTTTGATGTCAAAAAATATACGATTAGGGGAATGACTCAAGCTCGAGATTTGCTAAGACAATTACGTGATCGTTCGAGTGTCATAGATGATATGGGTGATTATATATCCATGACCGAAATGAGGGATAGAGCCGATACGCGCCTAGACGAAATGCACGAGTCCTTGCAGAATATGGCATTTTCCGCCTTATCCACAGGTAAGATTTCCAATTTTATCAAAGCGGGCGAGGAACAGAAGCAGAAGATTGAGGATTCATATCTCCCTGAGCAGGCGGTATTTATGAATAACGTTGCTACCGGAGTAGGGAATATCGATAAGAATACGCGCAAAGCAACACAGGTTCAGTTAGCGATTCTGAAACAAGTGGCAGGAACGCGAACGATAAACCGAGTGGTGCACGTGAGTCCAAATATCGTTGCCAATGTCGGTACGATTCGCAACGGTATTGAGTACGAACAGTTATTGAAAGATTTGGGAACAACGGTTAATCATGCGGTTACTGCATACGCGTTGTAGGAGGGAATATGAGTGACATTCAGACAGAAATGGGAAGCCCGAAGAGCCTTGTGAGCAAGTTCCGGAGTCTAGCCAAACCGAGTACAGGTATCAAATCGACGATTCAGAGTCTTGAAAATATGCCAACGAGTGGTGCGAAAGATATATTGGAAAGCTCCGTATCGTATAAATACCAATATGAGTCGAAGTTGGCAGGGAATGAGGGTGATCCTCTTACCGATAGGAGTATGGAACGCTCCGAACACTACGCGTTCATCGTTCTCGAACCGACCAGATATGAGAAGGATTTGCAGCCATATATCAACGCATACGGTCCGAGTCTGCGGATTCCAGTGAGCCCTGCAACATTGGCTATTAACAGAGCCGCCGAGCATAATGAAGTACAGAGTATTATGTTCGGCGGTGTCTTAGAGCGAAACGCTCCCGGACTTCGTTCGTTTGCGATTTCTTCATTCATTCCCGCGACCCCATATTATCTGGGACGTGGTGATTACGGATTCCAAAATTATTACCCGTGGAATGAGGATATGGGAGATGGGAAACGTAAGATTACCAATGGGACATTGAAGGACGACAATCTTTGCTGTACACAGCAAGGTTGGATTTCTTTCGTAAACCTATTGATGAACAGGAGGATTATACTCAAATTCCACCTGATTAAAGCTCCAACATACCGGCATAGGCAAGAGTGTATGCTTGTATGTATACGAAATTTCACATACTCCCACAATCCACATGACGATTTGGATTATACTCTTGAACTCGTAGAGTGGAGAGAGCCAGCGATTCGCATTGGAGACGAGCAGATTATAAGGAACAACGAAGATGACGCACCGAAGCCGCCTAAGAATAAGAGCGGAGGTAAGATATTGCTTGTTATGCACGAGTTGCAAGGTGTGAATACGGTTGTTTTGAACCCTCGAACGGAGCGTTTGTTGACTCTATATGGGTTAAAGATGAGTACTGATGCGTCCGCAAGTATCACGAAATTGGAAGTGAATGTACAGGGGATTGTTGGGCGTAACTTCCTTCCAGTGGCGTTATCGAACTTCTTACCAACTCTTAAACATGCGACGGATGAAAAAACCGATTATCGAAAGACAAAACTTACTCATGTGAGTCTAGGGGCAATTCCACAGGGTTCATATTCATCACTAAACATAACAGGTATCGAACGATTATCCTTATCACAACTGACAGAAAACGGACACAAAATCGCTTTGGAACGATTCAAACAGATATTGAGTTTGAAGGGTTCGGTTACGGAAAGTGAGTTTATAGAAATAGAAGGTCTATCGACAGATACGATACTCAACGCGACAACTCGCGCTATAAAGAGATTGCAGAGTACTTTGGAACGCAAGATTCGTGAAACATGCGAACAACGTATCAAAGAGATTATCAATTCCTTATCATATCTAGAACCACCACCGTTGAAACTTTATGACGGCGGCCAGACTACTGGTTATGGTGAAAAGGGTGACAAGATTCGATATGACGGTACACTGAATGCGTATGAGATTCCGAACGTGTCCAGTGATCCGACAAACGGCCGGTTCACGGTAAATAATTGGTATGATACGAGTAGCAACACGATGGGTATCAATCGCTCAGGATTACACAAGATGGTTATCGACGAAACGGGTTTAGTGCGATATGACGATCTTGTGAGACGAGTGGTGCGTCGAAATATCAAGACAACCTACTACAATTTCGATGTGAGTATGAAAGTGAAAAATATCAGTGTCACAGAGAACACGCAATCCCCTCGTGGATACACGATATCTGTTACGATAGATTATCAGGCGGGATATGTATGGAATGACAATGCCTCGGAATATAAGTATGCCGTGATTGATACTGTCGGCGCGAAGCTGCATAAAGGGCAGCGGTTCATGGTATTGGATTCACACCTCAGACCGCCGACGAAGACAGAACTTGAGTGGGCAAGACATCTCAATTCTGCGAATTCGCGATTGAAGAGGTGACATTATGGCCGCTAAAGATATTACGATTGACAAAATAAAGAACTCGGCGAAGTTGCGATCAGCTCAGCAACTCGCCGCGTCTTTGAGTCTGGATTCGTTGGCTACGGAAGACGGCAAGTCAAGAGAGTCCGTATCGACATTCCCTGCGAATCCGAACTTGCGAGTGACAATATCGCATCTTTCGGTCAAAGAGTTTTCAGACATTTTGAACAGAGCGATAGACTCTGGTGATTATGACCGAAACCCTACAATAAGACGCAGATTGATTACGATTGCCGCCAAAACGTCGATATCGAAGGATGATATATCATTCCTTGAGTCTATTGCTCCGAATGACCCACGGATTAAAGAAGCAATATTAGTTGCCGACGAAGATGGTATGCAACGGAGTTCGACACCGATGGATATTACCGACACTGTTACGGATTTGGCCGTGAAGCGAGATATTGAAGTTCAAGGCGGTACATGCGGGATTGATATGGTTGCCGTAGAAGGTGCCGAGATTATCGCAGTCGGCGACAAAATATCGGTGTTCATCGCCGAAGAGACCATGTTCGTAGGTAAGATTATGACGATCGAACATCCAGATGAACATAACATGCATTTGGAGTGCGTCGATGCCATGTGGTATTTGAAAAACAATGTCGGATGGATTCAACCGAAACGCATGAAGCTGTCGGATGCGTTTGTACAGATATGCCAGTCGTTGGGATTGCCATATCAGTGCAAGGTTGATACAAAGTTTCCATGTCCTGCCCGCGTCGAAGCGGGTGCGACGGGTATGAGTATCCTCAAAGCTATGATTGAAGAAACCTTATATGCGATTGGGAAGCAATACTTTGTACGCATGACACCTACTGTGGTTGAACTTAGAGATATCGAGGGAGAGTATGATAAGGACGGCAATCTACATCAGGAAGCAACGAAGTTCGATATTGTCGAAGCCATTACAGGATTCAAAACCTCAGAAAGTGTCCTCGACAAAGTGGCCAATGACGTCAGATTCTTCACAGGATCGTCCAACTCGCTCGCTTTGCACGAAGTACAGGATATGCCGTCGATTGCACGCTATGGCATGATTCGATATCACGAAGTAGCTCAGAATGCGATTGTCACTGAGCAGACGCTTGATAATCTGTTACGCGTTCTCAAGTATCCGACGCGGGATTTGAGCGTAGATATTGTTGGTTTGATCAACTTGTTACCTGGTGATATTGTGACGATTGCGGGTTCGGTATATGTCGCCGCAACTATCGAATATCATTATTCAGACTCTGGCTACAATATGAGTATCAATATGGCGCAGTGGCAAAAACCCGACGGGATAAGTTGGGATTTCGCCACGAAATTGCGTCAGAACTGGGAGTCAGAGCAGAAGGTATTGGATACTCCTGCTGTGGCTGTCGATTCAGGTATAGGAGATTTGAAGAGTGCGGCGAAACTTATCACGCGGTCTCAAAAATTCATTGCCGACGCCACGAGTATTCTAAACAACGGACAGTTGAATGAAGCGAGCAAAGAAACATTGCGTAACGCGATTACAGAACATCAAAAGAATGTTTCTACGTTGAAAAATGCGATGAATAGTGAGAAGAAGACAGGGGTTGATGCGGCAATGCGACGCGTCAATAGTGACGGTTTCTATTCAGTATATAAGAAAATCGGAGGTAAGAAATAATGGATTGGGCACAGAGAATGATTGATTTCGCAACACAGCAAGCAACTCGTATCGCAAAAAATTACGCGTCGGAGTTGTGTATATGCGATGTTGTGTCTGCCGATGAAGACGGATCGAACGCAGTGATCAAATGGAACAATATCAATATCGGTTCGGAACTGCTTATTCAGACTCCTTTCACGATTGAAAATGTTGTCGAAATCCCAGAAGGAGATTCTCCGACTCACTATCACAAAATATCATCATCGCTTACGGATAGAGTTGGCGTCACATCGTCAGGGGCGACAGTTATGTTCATTCCCTCATCGGTGGATATTTCGGCTGCTCAGAATGAAGACGGCACGTATGATACGGAGTTACTTAACGAAGTTCTTGGCGATTTAGACCCGTCTAAACTTGAAATTGCGCATGACCACAGCGGCAAGACATCGAACGAGTTACCGAAAGTCAGAATATGGCGAGGCGTAAAGGCAGGGGATTCGGTACTTGTTTTGAAGGTGAATCCGAGTTGTTTCGTTATGTTGACGCGCCTAAACATGAGTAATGAGCCAGGGAGTACCGATATTCCTACTTATGGAGGGTTGGCATGATTCTGATTAACCGTAATTTCGATATTGGGAGAACAAAAGAGTTCGCATACCCGTCTCTGACATATCCATATCGTGAAAAGTCAAACCGATTCCAACGGTTGAAATATACGGGTTCTGAACTTTGGGATTCCGTTGTAAAGCGATTGTCCACACAGCGCGGTATATACCGGGTATATAGCGAGGATTATGGCTTTGATTGGTATTCCGTCGTCGGGCAATCGGAAGACTGGTGTCGGCAGAACTTACCTACGATGATTTCCGATTGTCTTGCCGCCGACGATAGAGTATACGGTGTTCAGATACAGCAGATGATATTTGATGGGGATACCGTCATTATCCGATTGTGTATCAACGGTTCGGTTACCGGTGATTATGTAGGAGGTATCTAATATGGCCAGTGGTTTAGATTTATTTGCAACGATAACTCAGGCCGATTTGATCGACCGTATGTTGGCGTCAACGGATGACACTTTCGATAAACGTGAAGGGTCTGTGATTTATGATGCAATATCTTCCGTCGGTGTTGTTGTATATGACCTTCTACATGATTATTTCCCTCGCGTGTATAACGCGGCTCGATTGACAACTGCTACTGGGGATGACCTCGACGATTGGGCGGCGGCTTTCGGTCTTACGCGTGATGCGGCAACATATACCTACTGGAAGTTGTCGATTACGAACGAAACCGGCGTTGCCGGAGATATGGAAGTTGGGGAACGTCTCGTTGCCCATGACGATGATTCGATATGGTATTACGTCGGCGGTTCGATTGCTGTCTCTGCGGAACTTGGAGAGCAGGATATTTTCGGTATCGCTGAGCCAGATAACGAGTATGAGAATATCACACGAGTCGAGTTCACGACGGTTTCGCAGGAAGGGCACGACGAAGAGTCAGACGCTTCATTGCGACGTCGTATCATGCGAGAGTTGCAGGGTGCTAAAGGCGGGAATATGAACAACTATGCGGATTTGATTCTGCATCAGTTCCCGCTTGATCATCCTGAAATCAGACCATTTACAGGAGTCTTCATATTTCCAGTTCAACGTCGAGCGGGGTATGTTCAGGTTCTTCCGTATTGGGACAATGAGTCGGCAAACAGTAATCTTAATCGGGAGTATCAAAAAGCGCGAAAAGTACTGAAAGAATATCTTGATCCCACAGATTTTGAAGGATATGGGTTCGGTAAAGTTCCGATTGGTCATCGAGTACTTATCAAAAGAGTGGTACCGTCAGGTCACATGCAGTTCAAAATATGGATCAACGATGGTACCTATCCAACAACAAAGGCTACCGCGAGTGAAAAAGAAGAAATACGTTCGATTCTACAACGATATGTTCAGCAACAGACAAACGCCGCCGCTTACACAAAAGACGGTAATTTTCCGAGTAGACGATCGAACAACTATAATATCGAGTTACGAACAGCGAATATGATTGTAGCACTGGAAGAGTATAAAAAACGGCATCCCGGAGTACAATCATTTCAGATGAGTATTCGTCAGAATGGTAAATGGGTTGAAACGTCAGACGACTATCTCGATGTGGTGTTAAGCAACAGTTCCGCACGAGTCCGACTGCCGACAATCGGCCACATAGAAGTTTTTCACGGGAAACGTGAGTTATCGTAGGAGGTAGATATGGATTGGTCATTCTATGATTACATGCCGCCTTATTATTACGATACAGAGGATTTCGAGCAACTCAGAAAAGCGTATGCGTCGATGGACGATTACGCCAATATCGCAACAAACCTGTTGAATACCGTTACAACCCCTGCGAAATGGAGTGGCGAAGTACTCGACGATATCTTATCGATGCTTGGATTCGGTCGCGATCTCCAATATCTCAAATCCGAAGATGAGAAACGTGACTTGATGTACACGTATTTCAGAAAGTTGCGATTGATGAACGATGACGCGTTTATATGGTTCGCGGAATGGTCAATGCAGCAACATACAGTGACTAAGCATTTCGCAGATAGATGGAGTGGACGAAATACAACAGACGGACTGATTACACATACAGTGGATGCGTACACACCAAAACCAGAAGTGACGATTCATCGTGGCAGAAATATGTACGTCAACGTGTCGATTTCTGACTGGGCGTGTGAGGAGCCTCATTCGCATACTTTGGGATATGATGTGTTAATGGATCATATATCCGAGATATTCCCGATTGGTGTTCGTCTCCAATTAGATGTGAATATGGAACCCGTCGGGGAAGATAACGTCATCTACATGGGGGCGGTGAGTACGAACACGGAAGAACAATTCAGTGAGACTGGTGAGGTTGCCAACATATACAACAAACATTGGTTGGTATGGATTGATCGAGGTAACGAAACCGCCGCGACGTCAGGCTTGTACGAATGGGACGATTCTACCGATAGATACTACATCCCAACTATCGGCGATTTGAATCCGATGCGCTGGATGTCGGAGAGCGAACTCAACGCGCTCACGCCAATGAGTTCGATTATTCGTCCGGGATATAGAGTTGATGTGGGTATGTCTTCATCAAGTGGATCATCAATTCCGATTCCAAAAGAAATACTATATAACGACAATATATCACTCGGTTTAGAGTGGGATATGGTGAAGAAATCCGGTATGATTATACGTATTACCACAAGCAGTGGTTCGACATCTAATGTTGCTGCGGGCGATTGGACATGGCTTAATGGAATTTCTGGTTTCAATTTGACGTATGATGCGACGGAAAATCGGACATCTGGATTCCCTGCGACTAGATATATTTATATCGATTTTCGCAATGATTCGACGACGAATAACGCCGTAAAGATACCTCGAGCGACAGATAAAGTAGGTATATATGCAAACAATCGATTCATGTTACCTGTTTATAGGAGTGGAACTAACCTTATTTTGAATGGTTGGATAGTTTCCACGAACGTACGCGCCAGATTGTATGTCTATGGTGATAATATACCGAACCAAACTGGATTCATTATCTATGATTCGACAGATGACGCACAGGATATCCCTGTCGATACGATAACACAGAGTACACCTGCTATGTATGCCGGTGAACCGATCTATGTCGATGATGTGCCGATTGAATATGATGGTGGTGTTACGGTTCTCAGGATGATAAACAATGCGAGTGATCCGATTGTCGTATCAAACGGCACTGCCGCATATCCGCCAACTTACAAAGAAGACGAGGTGTATAAAATCCAGTAGGATATTCTGTGGAGACAAAAATGTTGGTACCAGAGATTGAGTCAAGCGACGGATATGTGTACGACAGTTGGTTATATGCAATGGAGAATCCGACGGGCTACTTGTCGGAGTCAAACAGTAATTTGATGACCAAAGAGGTTCGTACTTATAATGCGGGTTATACACTCCCGCACAACCCATTTAAGGAGGATTAGAAATGGCACTTACGACACCTGGTGGATTTATAGCAAGAGAGTGTGACGCCTCGAACGCGGCGGGCGATTTTGCGTCAAAAGGGGCTATGGCGAGAAAGATATTCGGCTCACTCGTCCGCGCAATTTATGACGCAGGAGTGGCAGATGTGGCGGCGCGTGGCGGCAGCGGCGCGTATTGGAATTACGATACGGATTGGATGTCGAAAGTTGACGCGTCTGGATTGGGATTGGGATCTGGGGTTGCTGTTTACTTCCCAAATGCCCCACAGTCAGGGCGTTTTGTCGATTGCTCGAATGGTCTAAATACCCCAGATTCAGCACCCGCGTTCGGAACCTGTTTGAAAGGATTGAACGGTGAACGATTATATCTTGCAATGGGAGCCGGTGTACAAAGTGGTACGAGTTCACTCGTTGGAGTATCACACCTTCCATTGGTCATCAATACAAAATGGCTTCAATGTAACAATGAGGGTTATGTCGCCAGTAGTGATTTACATATATGGTATATGAACCCAGAACATACAGGGGTGACTTTTGGATTGACACCCGCACTTGATGACTTCATCCCAGAAGCACAAGAAAATGATTGGAGTCGACCGTATGGTTGGGCGTATGGCGGATTATCAGGCTACAATGTAGGTAGTACTTATCAAACATTCAACACATCTCTCATCGTTGATTATGCACAATCGCATGTGACTAAATGGTATGCACTTTGTAAAGACGGTTGTCTTGTGATTGGTTTGAAAAATGACAGAGCAAACATATCATACCGATGGGTAGCGATTGGGAAAGACATAGTGCAAAATGTGAGTAATACAAACCTACCTACGAGTGGAGTCGGTGGAGTTCTTCCGCTTACTGGATACCCAAGCGATGGTGGTACAGGTTACGAGTTTCTTACACACGCTCGGCAAGGTGGATTGTTCCTACCTGACAAAAAATTCATAAAGCTCACAGGTGTGATTGGCGGTTGGACAAATAATGTATCAAGTCAACCAAGAGCCCTATATCCGATTGCTGTACACGCATTCTCATCGTCGGTTAGTGATCAGCTGTCTGGAAATTACAACTCCTTCGTTGGCTATCTACGTTCCGATTTATTGCGCTCCACATGTGGTAACGGTTTGTCGAATTGGACGACGATTATGGATGGTAAATACATAGTATTGCCATTGGCTGCCGGTAACTCTGCCGATGATACAACGTCAGGTATGCAACGTACAGATTTACTATCCTGTCAAAAATTGATTCTTGGTTGGGATGCCTCCAATACGATTGTTTTCTAAAAGAGGTGCGATATGCTGAGTGCTTCAACAACTGCTTTTATTATGGCGGGTTTCGTACTGATATATGCGATCGTCGTTCCGATTCTCGACGTAAAGGTGAAGGATTACATGAGTCTCCGTTGGGCGGCGTTGGTTGCTCTGCTTGCATTGGGTGTCGGTGCGACCCTTGATTTAGCCCATTTGAATGATCAATGCAGATATGTTATCTTGCTGAGTGTGGGTATAACGATACCTGTTTGGATTGCATTACGAACATTGGAGAAGTTGGCTATTAAAGGTTACGTCGGCAAAATATCGGTCAAGAAAGGTGATATGTCAGCCGATTTAGATTTGAACGAGTCTGACAGGAGGGATTAAATATGCAGTTTCAGAATGCAGTGATTACGCCGCAAGGCAGGGCGATACTTGGGGCGGCGAATACCAATAAACCGATTAAATTCACGAGATTCCTATTTTCAAGTTCGCCAACGCGTTTGACAGGACAAGAGACGGAGTTGCCGGAGCCAACGTGGGGCGATGGTTCGGTTGACACCGTTGTGCCTCAGACCGAGTTAGAACAGTTTGTCATTTATGCGTCCGCAACCAACAACACCGATTCCGGATATGCGTGTTCGTATGGGATTTTCGCAGCGCAAGATGGGGTGGAACGATTGGTTGCTGTGGCAAACTGCTTGGGTGATCCGACACATGTGACAGGGAGTAGTGAGGGATACACGCGCTTTCATCTCGCGCTGACGATTAAATACGGCGTCAATAACTCTCCGTTTATAATCAAACCGAATTTCGCTGGGTTAATTTCACGCGGTGAGTTTGAAGCATGGATGAATCGAGTTGTCACAACAACGAGCCCGAGTGGTGCGCCGTATGGTGAGTCTCAGGAAATATATGGGGTAAAATCATTCCGTGATACGATGATCATCGGTTCTGAATCAGGCCGCGCCTATCTACTACATTACGGCGATTACGTGATATTAGGTACTATACTACCTGCTATCGCACCCGGTGTGACTGTTGATTTAGGTTCGTCGGAAAATAAGTGGAAAAACCTGTATGTAGAAAACGTATATGCAGATTACATAAACAATAAAGCAAGATTGGTACTTATAGGAAATAAGGTTGCTCAACAAACACCGCATGGACAACGGGTTAATTTAGTCTTAGACGATATAATTTCGATAAATGACCGGTTCAAAACGCTACCCGCTGTCGACCCATCTCAAATTAGAGTCGGCGAGATATACCCGTATATCAGACTTAATGGACAGACGCGCGGTATGAGTGGATTGACCGATTTCGTCTTTTATTTCGAGGCGTCGTCGGCTTTCGTATTAGAGCCTATGACACGAGTATCCATACGATTTATTGGGAATAGTGTGAATACAGAGAGCCCCGCTACATATACTAAGGTGTTTGAAACGATTATTGGAAAATGTAGCAAGTCATCAAACGGGTCTGTGGTTACAGTGAGTACAGGTCCTCTTGTAGCCACTGGAAATACAGAGTTGATGTTATGTGCCACCGATGACCCTTCACCTCGATATATCGTTGTTGAATTGGAGTTGATACGATGACACTGATTTACATTGACCCTGGGCACGGCGGGATTCATCCCGGAGCCGTTGCCCGTGACGGTTCCGGTCGCATGGAAAAAGATGGCGTATTGGATATTGCTTTCCGAGTAAAGCAATATCTGGTTTCGCATACCGATTGGGATGTGCGTATGACTCGTGATTCCGATGTCCACGTATCATTGATTGACCGTGCGCGGATGGCCAATCGTGCGCACGCCGATTTGTTCGTGTCGATACACATGAACAGCGTAAGCGGTGATATTGTCCCGACAGGAGTAGAGGTTTATGCGTGGGATAAAAATTCACCAGACGCACACGCGATTCTCGATAACATGATCAAATATATGTCTCCAACTCCGAAGAATAGAGGGGTCAAATCGGGCGTGAAATACGCTACGATTCGTCGAACTCGGATGTCGAGTGTTGTTGTAGAATGCGGATTCATCTCCAACAATGAGGAAGTAAAACTTCTGTGGGATGATGAATATCGGCAAAGAATTGCAAAAGGGATCGCCGAAGGGATTATTTGCCGGGGGTCTCGTGTTCGCAATCGCGATTAACATCTCGGCTGAGGGGAATCGAACCCCTCTTTAAGTTCCACCGCCGAGCAGGCCGAAGCCATACTTCTTCCCCGGCATTAGAGTAACGATAGCGCACAATGTAGAGGATTGTCAAATGAAAAGATATGTTGTAGAAACGATTTGGAAAGATACGCGCTCTGTGCCGAGTAAGTATTCCTCACAAATTGTTGAGTTCTGCGATATTCGTGCTGTGAAAAGCTATGTCGCAAACTCAATCAAACGTAAAAACGTACATAAATGTCAGGCGTATGAAGTCACGCCGATTGTATGGAAGGACGATTGATTATGGCAAAGTCAGTAAAGAAATATGTACACCTACATGATCGTTCCTCGGCGATTGATATGCGTCCCGCCGACGCTCTTGAAGAATTACAGAATTTGATGAAGCTGTGTTTCGCCGAGACGAAACGAGTGGCCGATGCTATCAACGCCGAGTTGACGATATACGAGTCAATGATTGACCGTGCGGGTACACAAATGGCAAAAGATGAGTTACGTCTACGACAAGCGCGTGCGGCTCAAAAGAAAGCTATTGATCCGCGTTTGGTGGATTCCCTGTGTAATGTTATCAACTCGATGAAAGACCTTGCGACGGAGTGTAATGGTGGAGCGGAAATTACTTTTATTAACGATTTCGACATCACTGATGTTGATTCTAGTGATAATTATCCTCGTCGAGCAACGCAAGGTAGAACGCCTGCAAGAGTCCTTACAAGCGATGCAAGCCCAAATGTCTGGACTCAACGAATACCTGAAGGCGATGAAGACGATTGAACAGACAGAGAGAGTGGTGTATGAAACGAAACAGAATATACCGACCACTGATTGGAACAAACAGCCCGTGGGTGAAGATATTGCTTGTTATATCGCTGAGTCTGTGGAGCGGTTGCGCAACCTCACCTGCACCGATACCACCGCCGACAATTGAACCCTGCTACATACCGATTCCACATATCGTCACAAACCAAGATTTAGTTGAATACCTCATACAGGTTGTCGGAGAATTAAAGAAATGTGCGACAAAAGTAGAAGCCTTGCAACCATAAAGCTAATCCGACTCGCGCTCATTATGATTCCTATACTGTGCGCGTCGAGCAGATATTCCACCGCCACACAAAGGTGCGAGAGTCGGCGAACGGAAGTGGTGAATATCCTCTCTGCGGAAGGTGTTAAAGACCCAGACTTCTTCTATTTCCTCGCGCTCGCAGAGTCTACATGCAAAGATGAAGCTGTGAGTCGAAGCGGGGCAAAGTCCATGTGGCAGATGATGCCGTGGCTCATTGGGAATAACGATCCTCTTGATTGGAGGTTGATGATCTATATTTCAGGACGATATATCGCCTCAATTAACAGTCGG